ATCGCACTGCGGGGCATCCACCCCTGCGACTTCCTCCGGTTACCCCGTGCCACCCAGAACCCGATAGACTCTTGAAGCAGAGTCGGTGCGGGAAACAAAAAAGCCCTAGAGGAGCCACCCGATTGGACCCCTCCAAGTGGGGAGGGCGGGCGGTTACTCTAGGGCTCGTCTGTCGGGTCCAACACCAACGGGTGCAAGTATAGGTCAGTCCTTGGCAACGTGCAAGCGAAAAAAAGCCCGCCGAAGCGGGCAGCAGTCCAGCATAGGTCAGTCCTCCGTAGTGGCTCGATTGATAGCGGCGCGGCACTGGCCCAGCAGGGCGCGGCCAGCGTCAGAAAATTGCAGTCTGTCGGCCAGCGCGTGTCCCTTAACGTCCAGGGCCATGAGAGCCCGTAGGGCGGCCAGTACGTCATCCTTTGCTGTCGTTTCCATAGGTCAGTCCTTTGAATCTGCAGGGCAAAACATGCCCCCATAAGCCCCCAGCGGGGCCTATAGGTGCCTGTCATTCCTCAATCAACTGGTAGCCTTGAATCCGCGCCCATTTCCGGGCAAGCCAGCGAGCGGGAAACGGTGCAGTGCTCCAGCCCCCATCCCTTTGATCCAGGCGCACACAAACCCTAAGGGACATGTCAGGCTGTAGGAAAGCGTATTTCATAGGTCACCCCTTAGATTGTGAGCGGGTCAAAATCCCCGCCGGTTTGTTTGTCGGCAGACATATACCATCCGTGAAACGTGGCGGTTTCGACCCCGCTCCACGGTTTGATCTTGCATCGCATGTCACGGTATCCCCGTTTAGTAAACCAAACGGATTGATCCGTGCGCCTGACACAAACCACGGGGAAATCCCCGTGAGCGCATGACAGTGTGCCGAAATAGGTTTTTCCAGGTTCGAATTTCATCGGTCAATCCTTAGAGTTAAGCGTTGCAACAGCCACAGCACGGCGCATCCTCGCACCTGCCCCGGCGATTCCGATAGAACTCCCTCCCGCCAGAATTCCAGACATGCGATACGCCCCGCTCCATGCTCTGGCGTAGATATCTCCCCGCGTGCGCTGCAGCATCCGGGTCCGCATCCGCTAGTTCGGGGTCAATCGAACGGGCGAGGGCTAGGTCCGGGTCAATCGCGGGTATCAGGTCGGACAGATAAGCCCTGCCCTTTCCAGCGTATACGATCAAATCACCCGGGCGGATAGGCGCACCAGTGCGGACGCACTTTCCAGGGTAACGGGCTTGCATGGTCTTCATTGGTCATTCTCCTGATATTGATAAACCTCAACAGGGAAACGAACCTCAAAACCTCGTTTCTTCAGAGCTTCACGGGCTTGAATGAGCGCATCATCTTTTGAATCTGCGCTTACGGACAAGCCGCGTTTCTCGAAAATACCGATATTCCCTTGCGGGCGTGCTTCAAAGAGTACAAACCATGGCATGGTCAACCCCTTACGCCCGCTTGAATCATGGCAAGGGCCAACGCTTGCTTTTCGCGGTTTTGCTTTTCGGTCAAAAGATGAATGATCCGTTTTTGGTGCCCCGGACCATGATCGGCGATCACGATAGAACGGGCTTGCTTTGACGTACCAGCGCAAAGCATGCAATCAGAGCATTGAGCCTTGCGTCCCCCTTCAGCGCTCGCAGGACAAGAAACCTCCAGGGGCTTGCGATCCACTCCAATGCTCACGCGGAAATAGCGCATACCCATTTTCTGAGCCTGCAGGGCTTCGCTCTCGTTATCAGCGCTTGCCATAACGAGCGGGGACCATGCAGCATGATCAAACCCTACCGCTTGCCATTGGTGCGTATAGCCTACGTGCCCTGCCGATAGACTCACCAGCAATTGCCACAGCGCCACGGGAGCCGCAGCCGGATCGCCGTAAGTGCCAAGCCGTAGCCTGCGGCCCTTCAATAGCTGCGCCACTTGATCAATTGACGATGCCTTAGGGTAAGAGCCCCGGCGATATGCTCCCCAAACCGATAGCACGCTATACCCTACGTTAACGTAGCATGGTGCCGTGGGCACGCCGGCTCGCTCCAGCATGCGAGCGATCAAGGGACGATGTGGGCAAAGCCCGCAAACGCTGGCATCGTCCCCGGTTTTGAGTGCGCCCGTGGGGTCAACATCCGCCCGGATGATGAATGATTGAACGAGGTTTCCGGTTTTGCTGTTTTCGCTTGAATCTGCAAGCCCCGTCAGGATCACCACAATGGGTTTACCGTCAATGCTTGAAGGGCCGTCATACACAACGATGCTGTTAGGTGTTGCCATGTTAGTTCTCCTTTGTTTGTGTCAGATACCAAAGCCCACCAGGGCGCCGAGTGCAAGCCCGAACGAGCATGCGAAAGCCACATTGGCCACAAGGGCGAGCCTAGGGCGAGCAGCAGACTCACGGATAAACTTTGTTGCTTTGGCCATGGTGGGTTACCTCAAGCATTCCAGAGCAGTGCGACGATGCCCAGCAGTGCCAGAGCAGCAGTGACGGCGTAAAGGGTTTCCATGTTTAGCACTCCTGAGCCAGCAGAGCATTAACCTTCACTTGCATGCACTCCAGGTATGAACCTGAAAAGATGATGCGGTATCCGTTGCGAAGGGCTGAGCCCTTGCAGACGATTAGGTTTCCGTGTGAGTCCTGTTGAGTGGTATACATGGTGCGGGTTCTCCTGTGTGTGTGCTATCAGTCAGCACGGAGTGAATCCTACCAGCCAGCATGAAGGGTGCAACACAAACTTTTCAATGGCGATGCGGGAGCCGATAGACCGAGCCTATGCCCCCTGCCGCGCCGTGCCTTCCCTTCCAGTGAGCGCCAGCGAACAGCAGCTCTTGTGTTCCTCCATTGTTCCCCTATACTGTATAGAGCCCCAGTACCAGAACCTCCAATGAAGATAAGCCGTAAAGCACTAGCGGAAGGAATCAAGACCGTACCGATAGAACACATACTAGGTGCTGACGTCTCCCGCCAACTAACCGCCAAACAACGCAAGTTCGCCCATGAGGTAGCTAAAGGGTCCACGAAAGCCGATGCATACCGCAGCGCGTATGACGTAACAAGCCACAGAACAATGAGCAGCGAACCGTATAGGCTGGCCGATGACCCGCGTGTGGCACGCGAAATAGAGGCTTACACACTGGCATTGGAGACGGCGAAACTGCGTTCTCCTGCGGCCCTACGGGAATTAGTCATTCAATCCCTCGTAAAAGTTATCGTTGACCCTGACAGCAAACCCGGCCAGATAACCGCAGCGGCCAAGGTATTGGGCACTGTCACGGAGGTTGCAGCCTTCACCGAGCGCAAAGAGGTTAGGACTATCAGCAGCAGCGAGGATGCACGGGCCAAAGTTATGCAAGAGCTACGCGCCCTGGTATCAGGTGGGGCTGAGGATGCGACGGTGATCGAGGCGGACTCACTACTGCGTGAACTCACGGGAGCCGACAATATTAACGCTGGCACCAGCGACACCAGCGAGGCGACCGTTAATATTAACGATGCCCCTGCCATTAATATTAATGGGGATGGCGAGACCCCACCCACCCCGGACCCCCCGACTGTGTGAGGCGGAGTCCCGCCGCCATATACATACTATTCCACACCAAGTGTCTAGTGTCCGGACCTATTCCACCCTAACGATCCTGCTTCCTAGTCCATTCCACACCGCCGTTAATATTAACGCTCACAAAAAATTTTGCTGAACCCTAAGACCCCACCCCCTCAATCTGGCGAGACCCCCCGGCATGCTTTCTGTGCAAAAAGTGGGGGGGTATACCAAAAATTTTGGTATCGTAAATATTAACGGATGACATAAAGTGCTTTAACAAACGTGGCTAAGTCGTTGATTTCAAAGAGAAAAGTGCTTCAGAGCCCTCTTCGTAAAGTGTACGGCTCGTTTGAAGAAGTGATGGAGATGGGGATGACAGAGGCGCAGAACGAGGTTTTTTTGGTGATAGATGAGTGGTGGAAGAAGTTTGGGTTTGGTCCGAGCTACCGGGACATTGTGTATTTGCGGGGTAAGGGTGGGTTGGGGAGTACGAAGAAGATCGTGGACCGGTTGGTGAAGATTGGTGCGGTGAAGAGGGTTGAGGGGATGGGGAGATCGGTTCGCCCGACGTACATCAACTTCAGGGATGTGCAATGAGAAAGAGGCCGTACTTTTCTCGGATCTATTTCTGGCTGTTTGTGGTGGCTATTGCCACTGGTTTGCTGGCTGGCGTGTATGAAATTAGATGATCTAGTGGCTGGCTTGAGTCCAGCGGATCAGGAGAAGTTGCTGCAGCAGGTGCAGGACTACAAGGATGCTGTGGAGCGGGAGAAGTGTGAGAAGAGCTTCATGGCCTATGTGAAGAAGATGTGGCCGGGGTTTATTCATGGCCGGCATCATGCTTTGATGGCTAAGAAGTTTGAAGAGATTGCGGAAGGCAAGTTGAAGCGGTTGATTGTGAACATGCCTCCTAGACATACGAAGTCGGAGTTTGCTTCGTATCTTTTGCCGAGCTGGTTCCTTGGCCGGTTTCCTGGAAAGAAGGTGATCCAGAGTTCGAACACGGCGGATTTGGCGGTGAACTTTGGCCGGAAGGTGCGGAACTTGGTTCAGAGTGAGGAGTACGCAAGGATCTTTCCGGATGTGGCTTTGAGGCAGGACTCTAAGAGTGCGGGAAGATGGGCCACTAATAAGAACGGTGAGTATTTCGCTATTGGTGTTGGCGGAACGATGACGGGTAAGGGCGCGGATCTGATGATCATTGACGACCCGCACTCGGAGCAGGAAGCTGCGCTGGCCGCTGGGAACCCGGAAGTGTTTAACAGTGTGTACGAGTGGTACACATCTGGCCCTAGACAGCGTCTTCAGCCGAACGGGGCGATAGTGATCGTGATGACCCGGTGGTCCAAGGCGGATCTAACTGGCCGGGTGTTGAAGAACTCTGGTGAGTTGGGCAAGGACGAAGAGTGGGAAGTCATTGAGCTTCCTGCGATCATGCCTTCGGGTAAGCCTCTCTGGCCTGAGTTCTGGTCTTTGGGTGAGTTGACTGCGCTGAGGGACGAACTGCCGCCGAGCAAGTGGAACGCTCAGTACCAACAGAACCCTACGGCTGAAGAGGGAGCGATAGTTAAGCGGGAGTGGTGGAAGATCTGGGAGAGGGAGTCTCCGCCTAGATGCGAGTTCTTGATCCAGTCATGGGACACGGCCTTTACTAAGGGCGAGAGAAACGACTTCTCTGCGTGTACTACGTGGGGGGTGTTTCACCTGAACGAGGACGAGAACGATGTAAACATCATCTTGTTGGATGCGTTTCAGAAGCGGATGGAGTTCCCTGAGCTTAAAGAGAAGGCTCATGCTCACTATATAGAGTGGGAGCCGGATGCTTTTATCGTGGAAGCCAAGGCTGCGGGGGCCCCGTTGATCTTTGAGTTGCGGAAAATGGGCATTCCGGTGTCTGAGTACACCCCGAGCAGAGGCAACGACAAGTTTGTACGTATAAATTCGGTGTCTGATCTGTTCCAGTCGGGTAAAGTGTGGGCTCCAGACACTCGGTGGGCCAGAGAGTTGATCGAAAACATGGCTGCTTTTCCGAACGCGGATCACGACGATTTAACCGACAGTGCTGTCCAGGCCCTAATCCGCTTCCGCCAAGGTGGTTTCCTGCGTCTACAGACAGACGAACAGGAAGAAATGCGGTCTTTTAAGCGCAAAGTCGCTTTCTATTAAGGATTTGACATGGCAACAAACATTGACTCGGCCCTGATTCCTATGGACATGGGAATCATGACCGCAGAACCGGCTCTTGAGATTGAAATTGAAGACCCGGAAGGCGTAAAAATTGGCATTGATGGGATAGAAATTGACCTTATGCCTGAGCCTGAGACGGCAGAAGAGTTTGACGCCAATTTGGCCGAGTACATGGACGAAAGTGAGCTTCAGTCCCTGGCCTCTGAGCTTGTTTCTCTGGTGGATGCGGACATTAACAGTCGCAAAGACTGGACAGAGATGTTTGTCAAGGGCTTGGAAGTCCTTGGCATGAAGTACGAAGAGCGTACTGAGCCGTGGAACGGCGCGTGTGGCGTTTACAGCCCGCTACTGACTGAAGCCGCGATCCGCTTCCAAAGCGAAATGATCACGGAGACCTTTCCTGCTCAGGGTCCGGTCAAGACGCAGATCATCGGTGCCGTCGACCGCCTCAAGGAAGAAGCTGCCGACCGAGTTCGTGATGACATGAACTTCATGTTGACCGAGCGGATGATCGACTACCGCTCAGAGCACGAGCGGATGCTGTACTCCCTGGGGTTGTCAGGTGCAGCGTTCAAGAAGATTTACCCGAACCCGAGCACTGAATTGCCATCAGCGCCGTTTGTTCCGGCTGAAGACCTGATCATGCCCTACGGGGCAAGCAACGTGTACACCGCTGAACGTGTGACGCATGTCATGCGCAAGACCGAGAACGAGATCAAGAAGCTGCAGGTGGCGGGGTTCTATCGGGAGGTGGATCTGGGTGAGCCGACCCGAATTTTGACGGACGTTGAAAAGAAAAAGGCAGAAGAGCAAGGATATTCCTTGACGGATGATGATCGGTATCAGATCCTTGAGATCCATGTAGACCGGGATATGCCGGGGTATGAGGATGAGGTTCCTTTGCCTTATGTCGTCACGCTGGATCGCGGTACTCAAGAGGTTTTGGCAGTCCGTCGTAACTGGAACGAAGCCGACAAAAAGAAACTCAAGCGACAGCACTTCGTCCAATACACCTATATCCCCGGCTTCGGTGCCTACGGCCTTGGATACATCCATCTGATCGGCGGCTACGCCCGTGCGGGTACGTCCATCATCAGACAACTCGTTGATGCTGGCACCTTGAGTAACCTGCCCGGTGGCCTGAAGAGCCGTGGCCTGCGGATCAAGGGCGATGACACGCCGATTGCTCCGGGCGAGTTCAGGGATGTGGACATCCCCAGCGGATCGGTCAGGGACAACATCATGCCCCTGCCGTACAAGGAGCCAAGCCAAGTGCTGGCCGCGCTGCTCCAGCAGATCACGGAAGACGGCAGACGCCTCGCAGCTATCGCAGACCTGAAGGTCTCAGATATGTCGGCTCAGGCACCCGTGGGCACCACGCTGGCTATCCTTGAGCGCCAGTTGAAGACCATGAGCGCTGTTCAGGCGCGGGTCCACTCAAGCCTGCGCATGGAGTTCAAGCTCCTGAAGGAAATCATCCGTGACTTCCTGCCGCCTGACTACTCTTACACACCTGAGGGTGGTAACAGGTCAGTTAAACAAGCCGACTACGATCTGGTTGAGGTGATCCCGGTTAGTGATCCAAACGCAGCCACGATGGCGCAACGGATCATGCAGTACCAAGCTGCCCTTCAGTTGGCCCAAGGTGCCCCGCAAATTTATGACCTGCCTCAACTGCACAGGCAGATGTTGGAAGTTCTGGGCATCAAAAACGCAGAGAAACTGGTCCCGGTCGAAGACGACCAGAAACCGCGTGACCCCATTTCTGAGAACATGAGTTTCTTGACCGGCAAACCGACCAAGGCGTTTATCTATCAGGACCACGAGGCTCACATTGCTACCCACATGGCAATGATGCAAGACCCAATGGTGATGGGGATGATCGGGCAGTCGCCTATGGCGCAGCAGGTTATGGGGTCCATCATGTCTCATAACGCAGAACATTTGGCGTTCCTGTACCGACAAAAGGTTGAGGAGCAGCTTGGTGTGCCTATGACGGCACCTGATGCAGAACTTGACGAACAAACCGAAGTGCAGTTGTCAAGGCTTGTGGCTCAGGCTTCTACGCAGCTAATGCAGGTCAACCAAGCCAACGCTCAACAGCAGCAGGCGCAACAGATGGCGCAGAACCCTCAGTTGCAAATGGCCCAGGCAGAACTGCAACTCAAGGCAGAAGAGCTTAAGCGCAAGGAAGCAGACAGCCAGCGTGATTTCCAGATCGCTCAAGGCAAGCTGCAAATTGAACAGGCCCGCTTGGCTCTGGAGGCCAGGAAAAACCAAGGCGAAGACCCAAGGTTTAAGGCTGCAAAAGCCAAACAAGAGCTGATGCACAAAGAGCAAGTGCATCAACAAAAGCTGCGCCAGCAGGCACAAGCAAGGGCAAATAAACAATGACGGCTGTACTTAGCTACAGGGATGTTCTGAGCAAATCTCTTATTAAGAGCTTGCATGACTTCCCTAAGTCACAAACATCTTGCAGGTCAAACTACACATCTTGGCAAAAAGAATTGGTCAGGGCAAGCGCCGCAATTTTAGTGTTTGACCTTTCTGATGAGCTAAGGCAAGAGGTGGTAAAACAAGCCAAGCATGTTTGTGACGAGCTAAACAAATACCAAACTATTCATGCCCTGTATCACAAAATGATGCCAAGTAGTTACATAACTTGGCATCAAGATCAGTCATGGAAGTTTGGTATGACGATCCATCTCAATGAATACTGGGATGAAAACTTTGGCGGCTACTTTGCTTACAAAGACAAAGAAGAGATTAAATGCCTA